GTTGATTACGTAAAAGAATCAAAAATTAAATATTTTACAGATTACAACATATATACTTATTTAGAAAAATGCATATCATTCAAATAGGCTCTCATACAGGAGACGACCCTTTTATTGAGTTCTTTTCTTCAAAGCATGAAGAAATAAAAAAATGTTTAATAGTGGAGGCCCTATCATCATCTTTAGACATTTGTAAAAATACATATGAAAAAAAATTTACTAAAGATAAATTAAATAAAATTTCTTTTATAAATAAAGCTATAGTCGAAGATCCTACAATTGATTTTATTGATTTCTTTTATCCAAAAGGAGAACACAAAAACGACGGTCAGATCCATTATACTGCATTTAGCTCCACATGTAAAAATCATTTAATTTCTCATGGAGTTAAGGACATTGAAAAAAAAGAGGTTCCAGCAATTACTCTTTCAAAATTATTTAAAGAACAAGATTTTAAAAAAGTTGATAGATTATATTTAGATGCTGAAGGGCTAGACGCTAAAATTATATTATCTTTAGATTTAAAAGAAATTGATATTCCTTTCATGTGTTTTGAAGCTGCTCATACAGACGGTGCATTCACTAGAGGCGAAACTGCTGGAGAAGTTTTTAAATTTTTAACTGAGCATAATTATGGTATATATACTTTTTTTCACAAGATAAACAATCAAATGGATTGGAATTGGTGGGCAATTAAGGACAATGATCAAGAGATCGCCAAAGATATTGTTGAATTTGGTGGTCACAATTCACAAGATTCAATTTTAGTTAAATTACAGTAGTAAAATGCCTTTAATTTCAAAAGTTTATATAATCCACTATACCAAACTATCTGAAAGAAAGACTCACATGCTTGAGCAGATCAAACAGTGGCTACCTAATGTTGAACATAAGTTTGTAGAAGATTTTGATCAGGAGGATTTAACAGATAAAATAATTCACGAAAATTTTGATGTGGAAAGGTTTAGAGATAGATTTGATAGAGACATGCTTAGATCAGAGATGTCGCTTTGCATGAAATATAAAAAAACTATAAATGAAATAGCTGATTTAGAAAATGGGGAAGAATTTTTCATTTTAGAGGATGATGTAATATTTAAGGAAGACCCTTTAAATTACATTGAGGCAATGCATAAACTTTGTAATAATCATAATATTAAGTATGATTGCGTATTTTTAGGAGAGGCATGGATTAGAAGGGGCGATAATAGAGATATTTTTGGAAAAAAATCACACCCCGCAACAAATGGTTTGTGCACTGTATTATATAAAAAAAAGTCTTTACAAAGACTTGATAATTTACTGCAAAAAAACAGAATAAGTCAGCCTATGGATTGGGAGCTAAATGATAGATTCAAGGACTTAGACTTTCAGGTTTATTGGGGTAAAGCAATAACAAAACACGGCAGCGTTTTGGCTCTAGAAAACGATTCATATAAAAAACTTAAATCTACACTTAGAGAAAAATATTAATGAAAAAGCTACTCTTAATACAACCTGGGGCGTTTGGAGATATAATTGTATGCGCTCCCATAGCTCGCTTTTGGGCAAATGCTGGATATAAAGTATATTACCCTGCTCGTAAAAAGTTTCATTCTTTGATAAACTCTTTAGATTATGTAACTCCTATAACTCTAGACGAGGAAGAATTACATCCTGATTGGTTGAGATCAGATGTTATGAAAATACTACCCACTGTTAATGATTATGATTTAGTATTAAATCTTGCAGATAGAGGCCCACATCCCACGGCTCAAAAACCATTTGAGAAGGGAGCAGTATGTAAGTATAGATTGGCTAAAGTTCCGTTGGAAGAGCAGTATAATTTAGTATGGAGCAGGAATAAGGAGAAAGAAGATTATATATATGATACTTATGTCAACTGCTCTGAATATGCCTTTGTTCATGCTACTTCGTCAGATAATGAAGAAATAACGTTACCTAACATTTCTTTACCTATAGTAAAAAATGAAGCTCCTTCGGGTTATAACATATTTGACTGGTATAAAGTATTATGTAATGCAAAAGAAATTTACTGTTCTGAGAGTGCTCTACATTGTTTTTGTGATGGGATTTCTAATGATATTACAAGTCAAAGATATTTATTACCTAGACAAGCGGGTCAAGGACAGCTACTAACGCTTTCCAAGTTTTGGGATAAGAGGTTTTTAAATAATAATATAAATTAATAAAATGATTATACAAATTGATGTCTCAGTTGGTGAACTTTTAGATAAAATTTCTATTCTAAAGATCAAAAGTTATAAAATAAAAGATACAGCTAAATTAAAACATATAAATTATGAATTAGACAGCTTAACTAACACAGCACTAAAGTTAAATGTTTTGGATGTTGAATTATTAGAGGAGCTTTCTGAAATTAACTCTTCTCTTTGGAAAATAGAAGATGACTTAAGAGAACTTGAATTAAAAAAAGATTTCTCAGATACTTTTATACAATTAGCTAGGAAAGTTTATATTACTAATGATAAAAGGTTTAAAATAAAAAGTAAAATTAATGATAAGTATGGATCTCTAGTAACTGAGCAAAAATCTTACAAAAACTACAATATAAAATGAACATAATTATTCAAGGAGGTTTATATCCTAATACGATAAAAAGCGCACATTACTACGCTCAACTTGATTTAGTTAAAAAAGTAATAATTTCAACATGGGAAAATGAGGCAGTTGAACAAGATCATATAGAATCAGATAAGATCCTTTTGTTAAAAAACAAAAAACCTAATTACGTTGGCCCAGGAAATTTAAATCTTCATCTATTATCAGCTAAACAAGGGTTAGATAAATGTGAAAATGGAATAATATTAAAAATAAGATCTGATGAAGTTCTCTCTCATGATGGCTTAATTAGATGGTATGGATATTTTAAAAAACATGACAATGGTAACACTTTAAATTATTTAGATGGAGAAAAACAAATTAGCAAAATAGCTGTAATAGCTATGAATATCACGTACCCTTATCACCCACAAGATCATGTATTTATAGGATACAAAAAAGATTTAGTTAAGCTATTTAATATGCCTTTTTCAAACGAAAAAGAGTTTGGCCCAGAACCTGTTGACTTCACTGAAAATTTAAGAAACAACATATACATTGGCTCACAATATTTTTCTTTATTTTTTGAAGATGCTATAAAACACTCTAAAGACTGGCGAGATTATCTTTTGGATAATTCCAAACACAGAAAGGAGTCTATGGAGTTTTACCTTAATAATTTAGATAGTATTTTCTACCCATTGCCCGTTGTTGATATGTGGTGGGAAAAATTTAATTGCCAATATTGGTGGGAAGGTTATGGACAGTCTGGAGATATATATGCAGATAAAGGTTATGGCGATTACACAAGGATCTACGCTGAAAATAATTACGGAAAAAACACTTAAATATTAAAATGAAATACGACAAAAATTTACTTGAGCAAATTCACGCTAGTAGCGATTTAATTCCGAAAGAAATGTATAAGGATAAGCCTATTACACTTCAAAACGTAGCCTCCATAAACCATAAGTTCATGGGGGGCGGCATGTCTCAAAACTATTTTGCTTTACCGTGGTTTGAATATTATTTTGACACTCACAACTTTGAATATATTGTAGAAATTGGGAGCCAGAAAGGATGCTTAAGCACTTATTTTGCGAACTTCGCAGGAATAACTGAAAAATGTTTTTTTGACACATTTGAGATTTATCCTGAAAAAGATTGGAACACTAGAGAACATGAGGGTTGCGGTCATTGGTTCGAAAAGTTGGCTGAAATATCCCCCTTTATAAATTTTTATCATGATGATATTTTTACAGAGGAATCTATAAGTCATATTGAAGATAATGTTTCGGAGTTTAAAACTTTTATATTTTGTGATGGGGGCGATAAAATAAAAGAGTTTAACACTTTTGCACCTTTACTTAAAAAAGGAGACTGCATAGCAGTGCATGATTGGGGTCACGAAATAGCTTTAGGAAATATACAAAAAGCAATAACTGACAACAATTTAATTATGGATGAGCCATTTGCTCATTCAGCTACTGATTTTAGAACATTGATAATGCCCTTTAAGAAAATTTAAACCATGCTAACAGTTGGTTTACTGGGGAAAAAATATGAGGATCACTTATTAACGAGCAAGTCTTTACTTGAGGGTGAAACAAATATTTGTGACTGTTTTAAAAATAGATTAGGTGGTATCTATAATTTTTTACGAGTTCCTGTAAAAAATGTAAATTTTAAAATTTATGATACAGGTAAACGAAAAGCTTTTATAATTAACGATGTTGGTAGCAGCAAAAGAACTTCTTTTACATTTTTAGAAGAAAAATCTTATTTAAGTTTATCCAGCGTTGAATCAATTAATAAAAATTGTGATTGGCTCCACGTTGCTTATATAGATGATATAGAAGATTACAGAAAAATATTTAATATAAATATACCAATTAGTTTAGATTTTTGCACTAACTCACCTAGAGAAAATTTTATAGATGTAATGGAAAAAGCAGAAATTATATTTGATTCTAGAGAAAGAAAAAATTTGTACAACAATATACATTTAAAGAATTTTACAATATTGCACGATGATAAAGGTATTGAAATATTAGAAAAAAGCAAGAAAATCTATTCGTCTAAAATAAAAAAACTAAACAATTTAGAAGTAAACGGCGCAGGAGATTCTTATGCCGCCTTTTTAATTGAAGATTTACAATATTCTAATATAATAAAAGCATCCAACTTAGCTATGCACAAAACTACATCATTTTTAAAATCAAAAAAATAATATGAAGGTCGCTGTATGTTTATCTGGATTAACAAGGGGTGTTAAATTTACTGTTAAAGATATAATTAAGTATCTTGTCGAGCCTTATGATGCTGACCTGTTTGTTCATACTTGGGATATAGAATCAGGAGGAGGCAGAGCAGCAAATAGATTCAAAGCTGTTTCTGATAACTGGAAAACACAAGACGAAAAAATATCTTTTTTTACAAATCACTTAAATAAAGAAAAAAATTATTTCGACTATTCTATTGAAGCTTATGAAGATCAAGAATGGAATTACTTAAAAGCAGATATAGAAGGAAGCACAATTACGCCAGCTTCCTATAGCTGGTATAGAAGCAACGAGATAAAAAAAACAAGAGAAAAACAATTAGGGTTTAAGTATGATATTGTAATAAGAAGCAGAATGGACTCTCTTTATGAGCAGGAAATACCCTCAAAAGAAATAAATCAATGTTTAGAAAATAATAAACTTATTTTTGTGAGCACTAGTTTATTGGATGTGGGAGAAAGAACCATAAGAAATAGTTTTTGGTTTGAGCCAGCCCCAAATGTTATGCCTTTTGTCGCTGATAATTTTGCTTTTGGAAGCTCTAGTGTTATGGACACTTATTGTAGTTTATATCCAAATATTTTAAATATTAAAAAACAATATAATGAACCTCAAAGCTGGGGAAAATATAAGGTATACCAACCTCCACCTCCAGAGTGCTTACTGGGTCTTTTGTTAAAAAACAATAATATTTTAACACAAAGAAGTAGTCTTGAATTCATGAGATTAGTAGAACTAGGAGAAGAGCGTGGGGTTTTTGAAAAAAATTATCAAGGGACACTGAGAAAAATAAAATGAAGAAATATAATTTATTATTGCCCATAGCTGGTAAAGCTCAAAGATTTAGCGATCAGGGTTACACCATGCCAAAACCGTTAATTATGGCTAAAACCAAGCAGGTTATTGATTGGGCTATGGAGTCTATCGACACAAAAGATTGTAATTTAATTTTTGCTGTTAGACTGGAGCACATAAACAATTTTTCTATTGATCAAATTTTAAAACAGAAGTTCGGTCCAGACACTAAAATAGTAGTGGTTGATCATGACACAGATGGTTCCGTATCAACTTGTTTATTGGCGAAAAAATATATAGATAATGATAACCCTCTAATCATATACACACCAGACGTTTATTTCCAAAACACTTTTGATCCTAATACAATAGATAAAGACTTAGATGGATTACTTCTGACATTTAAAGCCAACAGCCCAGCTCATAGTTATGTAGCCATTGACACAGATGGGTTTGCTACTAAAACAGCAGAGAAACAAGTTATAAGCTCAGATGCAGCGGTTGGTGTTTATTACTTTAAAAAAGGAAAATATTTTGTAGATTATGCCGAAGAGCTTGTAACTAAAGATATTAGAACTAAAGATGAATTCTATATCTGCCCGATGTATAACCTTCTAATTAGAGATGGTCGCAGTGTTGGCATCAAACAAGTAGAAAAAATGCATGTGTTAGGCACTCCAGAGGAATTAGAATTTTTTGTTGATAAGGTGGCGTATAGGTTTGGTGAAAAACCTGTAGGATTATGTTGCGATCACTCTGGATACCAAAGAAAGGAAGACGTTAAAAAGGTCTTAAAATCTTTGGGTATTGAACATGTGGACTTTGGGTGTCATGTAGAAAAAGACGTTGATTATAACGCTTATGTTAATCAAGCAGTTGAATCTCTCAACAATAAGACTTGTGATTTTATTTTGGGTTTTTGTAGGACAGGACAAGGAATTAATATTTTAGCTAACCATAAAGAGGGAGTCAGGGCTGCGCTTATATTCGATAAATACACAGCAGAAATGTCGCGTAGACATAACTGTGCTAACTTTTTTTCTATACCATCTAAATATACTTCTATGGATTCTTTGAAGGACATTGTAGACACCCTTGTAAAATCTTCTTTTGATGGCGGTAGGCATATGACTAGAATTAGTGAGCAATAATGAGATTAATATCACATAGAGCAAATATTTCTGGCCCAGACCCCAAAACCGAAAACCATCCAGATCAAATCTTAAAAGTTTTAAACAAAGGCATTGATTGCGAAATAGATGTTTGGAGAATAGACGGAAACTTTTATACAGGACATCACCAACCCATCTACGACATTGATTGGAAATTTTTATGCAAACCGAACCTGTGGATTCATGCTAAAAATTTAGAAGCTTTAACCTATCTTCCTAATTATGTTTGTTTTTTTTGGCATCAAAATGACGATTACACTCTAATTTCTAATAATTTAATTTGGACTTTTCCTAATAAAAAAGTTTGTGATAAATCTATTATTGTTCATAAAGATCAAGATTGGAAAGAAAAAAATTACAAGTGCTATGGCGTATGCACCGACTATCCACTTTATTAAATGAATAAAGCTTTACTAATAACTCATCAATATATAGAAAAAGGAGAAGACTGGAAATATAGAGTTTTTGATTTTTGTGTTAAACATTATAGGAGAAACAATCCAGATAGCTACATAGCTTTGGTCGGGCATGGCGAGTTACCACTAAAAAGCACTTTAGAGCACACAGATTGGCATTATTGGCCCTCTCAAATCTTAAGAACCGAACTTGGTAAAGGTCACCCACAACTGGTCTCTAAAGGTTTACAACACATTAAAGATAAGGGAATAAAATATGTTTGTAAAACTAGAACTGACTCCTTAAACATGATGCCAGAAATAACTAGTTTTTGTCATCAAGAATTAATAAATAGTAAAAAAGCATTATTAAATACTTTTTATTATGAAAACAGTTATAGATTAATGGACTTGTTTATGTATTCTCACGTAAACACCCAACTAAAAATGTTTAACCCTGAAAAATGGTCAGTTTCTTGGATTGATGATGGAACTGGCCCTCTTGCACGAAATTACATAGAAGATGTTAATAATGAGGCTATGCCTAAAAATTTCGATTTGGATTTCTGGAAACGATCTATCAAAAAAAATATAAAGATTTTAACTCCTTCTGATATCAAATGGTTTAATTTTCGAGAAGTAAACGACCCTAATGGACACATTCTTACTCCAGAACTCGAAAAACAACTTTTAGAAAACAAAGTGGAAAATTTTGAAAAATACGTTTGGAAACATTACTGAATGGCTTTTATAAATCATACAAAAAAGTTTGTTTTTATAGCTAATGCTAGGTGTGCTTGCACAAGTATGTATAAGCAGTTAGAAAAAGAATCAGAAGGAGACTCTATTGAGTGGGAGGGGGGATTAAAGGCTTACCCACCACAATATCACATGTCGGCTAAAAATGTGGTAAAAGAATTTCCTGAAACAGAAAAATACTTTAAGTTTGCTTTTGTAAGAAATCCGTGGAGCAGATTCCTTTCTCTGTTTAATCAGTTTTATCCACGTTATGGAATTTCTAACTATGATAAATGGGCTGCTGAGTTTTTGAAATATCAATCATTCAAAGATTTATGTGTGGATTTTAAGAATTCTTCCTTGTCATCTCAAATACACTTTTTACCCCTTTCTGATCAACTTTCTTTAGCAAATAATAAAGTAGATTTTATTGGAAAATTTGAAAACTTGCTAGATGATTATAGTATTTTATCAAAAACACTTAACTTCAAAAACAATTTAAACTTTCATGAGAATAACAAGAGTCATTTAAGAAACAACAAAACCTATAGAGAATTTTACGACAAAGAAAGTATTGAAGCTATAGGCGACTTTTACAAAAATGATTTAAAAAGTTTCGATTACAAATTTTAATGAAAATATATGTCGATATAGATGAAACAATTTGTTTTTATACAGGTAAGCGTAGATATGAGTTAGCAAAACCTAGTTATAAAAATATAAAAAAAATTAACAAGTTATTTGATGAGGGTAATGAAATAATTTATTGGACAGCTAGAGGGTGTCGATCAAAAACAGACTGTTCAGCATTAACAATCAAACAACTTAGAGATTGGGGATGCAAATACCATCAGTTAATTTGTAATGAAAAACCAGACTATGATTTGTTAATTTGCGACAAGACAAAACGAATCGAGGAGATATAAACAATATAGAAATTAAAAGTTAACAACACATAATAATTTGATATTTGCACAGATTATATTTTAAATTAAAAAAAATGGATAAAACAGCATTAATTTTAGGAGGTGGGGGCTTTATTGGTGGGCATTTAGCTAGAAAACTTAAAAATGCAGGATACTGGGTAAGAGCGGTGGATATTAAGCATCATGAGTACTTTGATTGGTCGGAGATATGTGATGAATTTATTCGGGCTGATTTGACAGATGCAAAAATAATGTCTGAAGTTGTAGAACTTGGCCCAAATCATTCTTTTGATGAAGTTTATCAATTAGCCGCAGATATGGGCGGGGCAGGGTATATATTTACAGGAGAGAACGACGCTAACGTCATGCATAATTCTGCGTTGATTAATTTACATTTAGCTAAAGAGGCGGTTAAACAAAAAGTTGGCAAAATATTTTATTCATCTTCAGCATGCATGTATCCAGAGCATAATCAGCTTGATCCTGATAATCCTAATTGCGAAGAGTCTTCAGCGTACCCTGCAAATCCAGATTCTGAATATGGCTGGGAAAAACTTTTTAGTGAGAGATTATATTTAGCATTTCAAAGAAATTATGACCTTAAAATTAGAATAGGCAGATTTCATAATATTTTTGGCCCTCAAGGAACTTGGACAGGCGGCAAAGAAAAAGCTCCAGCTGCGATGTGTCGTAAAGTAGCAGAATGTGAAGACGGGGGAGAAATTGAGGTATGGGGAGATGGAAAACAAACTCGTTCTTTTTTATATATTGATGAGTGTTTAAAAGCTATTGAAAAGTTTATGGCTCAAGATCATTTTTCTGGTCCAGTTAACATTGGCTCAGAGGAAATGGTTACTATTAATGAATTAGCAGAGCTAGCTATTAAATCATCAGGCAAAAATATATCAATTAAAAATCTTTTTGGTGAAGAATTTGAGCAAAAGTATGGTCATAAATGCCCATTAGGAGTGAAGGGTAGAAATTCTGACAACACACTTTTTAAAGAAAAAATTGGCTGGGAATCACAAAAACCATTACTAAAGGGGGTGTCTTCAACATATCAATGGATAGAAGAAAAAGTCAATGAAAAAAGATAATATTGTAATTATTATCACTGGGGTTACTGGGCAAGACGGTAGTCTCATGACAGATTACTTACTCAAAAATACAAAACACACAATTATTGGGGGCGCTAGACGGTTAAGTGTTAAAAATCACGATAATATTTCACATTTGCTTGATCATCCAAGATTTTTTCTTATTGACTTAGATGTCACTGACCCTCAAAACATAGATAAAGTAATAGCTGAGCATAAACCTCATTACTTTATAAATTTTGCAGCAAATTCTTTTGTTGGAAATAGCTGGACACAGCCAGTAAATCACATGGTGACAAACTGCATGTCTGTTTTACATCAATTAGAAGCCATAAAAAGGCACTGCCCACAATGTAGATACTACAATGCTGGATCGTCTGAGGAATTTGGCGATGTCATAACACAACCACAAAATGAAGAACACCCACTTAGACCAAGAAGTCCTTATGGCGCTTCAAAATGTTCCGCTAGGCACTTAGTAAAAGTATATCGAGACTCTTATGGGTTATATGCAATTCAAGGTTGGCTTTTTAATCATGAGGGTGTGCGTAGAGGTTCGGAATTTGTCACTAGAAAGATTACTCAAAATGTTGCACGTATTAGTAATGAATACGTTAATAAAAAAAATTTTGAACCTTTGAGACTTGGAAATGTAGAGTCTAGAAGAGATTGGAGCGATACTGAAGATTTTATGGATGGTGTATGGAGAATGTTAAATCAAGAACAATATTCAACTAATACTTCTAAAAAAACTCCTGACGATTATGTTTTATCTTCAGATGAAACACATAGCATAAAAGAATTTGTTGAGGAGGCGTTTCATATAGCTGGATTTCACAGATCAATGTGTAGATGGGAGGGATTTGAGGAAAACACTAAGTATTTTCATGGTGATGATTTATTAATGGAGGTTGATCCAAAGTTTTACAGACCAGCAGAAGTTGACTTACTGCTTGGTGATTCAACCAGAGCTAGAAATGAGCTTGGCTGGGAGCCTAAAAGCACTTTTGTAGACTTAGTAAGAAAAATGGTTGACAATGATTTAAAAATTGTAAATTCTTATTAGTGGCTAAGAAACTAAAGCTTAATAAAAGACAAATTTTAGAAAAGCTTTTAATCATCCCAGAAAAGGGTCGTAGACCTTTTTTTTCTCGCGAGATGAAGCTTTTGAACGATTTATGTTCTAAGTACTCACAAGAATTTATGAGTATTGTTTCTTTTCCAAAAAAGTTTGATTCATTAACTTACTTGATTAGCCCAAAGCTGACAGATAAATTAGATGAAAAGTTTAGAGCATTTAATTTTAAAGTGGACTTTTCAAAATACCCACGGTATAATATCGGCGATAAGTTTGGCAAGGATGCCAAAATCAAACCTAATAAAAAAACAATTAGAGATTTTTTAAATGAGTGACGGACCAGACCCAAATGAACTTCTTGGCAATTTTTTGAAATCAAACAAAAGCGATCATTATAACTTTGAAAAAGAGTGCGATTACAAAGTCTCTAGTGGATCTTTGCAGTTTGACCTTTGTATGAATGGAGGCTTTGGACCTGGATTACATCGCTTTACTGGGCTGACTGAGGGAGGTAAAACCTCTGAAGCTTTGGAAGTAATGAAGAATTTTTTAAACACTGTAGAGAAGCCAAGAGGTTTATATATCAAAGCGGAAGGTAGACTCGCTCCAGAAATAAGAGAAAGATCAGGTGTAAAGTTTGTTTGGTCAGCTGATGAATGGGAGGATGGCACTTGTTTTGTGTTAGAAACCAATATATATGAAACAGCTATGACTTGCATCAAGCAACTTATAGATAATGTAAAAAACCCACAAAAATATTGTTTTATATTAGATTCTGTTGATGGATTAACAGCGAAAAATGACGCATCTAAAGGTTTTGAAGAGTTTGCTAAAATAGCCTCTGGAGCGTCTATTGCAGCTAGGTGGTGTGCTCAAACTAGTATAGCTTTAGGCAAGAGAGGTCACATGGCTATTTTTATTAGTCAGGTAAGATCAGAAATGAGAGATCAATATTCTAAAGAGCCGCCTAGACAATCTGTAGCTACAGGTGGATATGCTTTACAGCATTATGCTAATACTTGCATACAGTTTCAACCTAGGTATAAAGCCGACTTGATTCTTCAGAACCCAAGTTTAAAAACTATTGATGAGAAAAAAAACCCAATCATTGGTCATTTTGCAAAGGTTTTAATAGCTAAATCTCCTAATGAAAAATCAAATGTCACTTTAACTTATCCTGTTAGGTACAATAGATCTGGGGGCAACTCTATATGGATTGAAAAAGAGGTAGTTGATTTACTTTATGCTTGGGACTTTGTAGAAAAAAAAGGATCTTGGATCAAACCTACAGACGATTTCAAAGATTTATTAAATGATAATAAATTAGAGTTTCCTGAGCAAGTTCAAGGAGATAACAATTTATTTAAAATCCTTGATGAAGATGAAAAACTTTGCAAATTTTTAATTGATTACTTCAAACAGCAAATAACCTCATGAAGTTTGTTGATCAATATGGTAAACAAAGAAATCTTAAAAACGCAAAAAAATATTTAATAGATTGGCATAAACCTAGTCGTAGCAAATTTCAAACAAAGGTTAAAAAATTTCTTTTTGAATATTGGCAGAACGATATTGTTTTTGAGGAGTTCAGAGTTGTAGGGACTAGATTAACTTTAGATTTTTATAACGCCAATAAAAAAATTGCTGTTGAAGTTCAAGGGGCGCAACATACAAAGTATGTAAAATTCTTCCATAAAAATCACTTTAAATATTCTGATCAGTTAAAAAGAGATGAAAAGAAACTTGATTTCTGTCAAGCGAATGGCATAAAGTTAGCAGAGGTTTATCCTCAAGATGAGATACAGGCATCATTATTTAAAAATCAAGATATATACCTATGAACATTGAAGATGAGGAAAGTGATTTCCATATACCAAGCGAGATGGTTGATAAGCTATATGAGCTTTCAGGTGGCGCAGATAAATATAAAGGAATTATAATGGCTGTTTCATCTGAAAATGGTAAACCTTTGATTTACAGAAAGTTTGATTGTGCAATGACTGAGCTTGCGCTAAGTAAATGCTTGCAAGACTTTCTTGATAGTTCTACTGTAGAAAAGCGATCTCAAGATGACGAAGAATGATATACTCTTACGAATTAGAAAAACAGCTTTTAGCAGGTTTGTTAAAAGAGCCTCAAGCTTTAACAGAAATATGCAACTTCATAAGTGTTTCTGATTTTTACTCTGAGCAGTCATCTTTAAATAGCACTATATTTAGAATCATAGAGCAAGCTGTAAATGCTGGTGAGGATGTCGATGAGATTATTATAGCTCAAAGAGTTAACGAGGTAGGTATATCATTTGAGGATAATCTAAATCCATCAGACTATATAAAATCTTTATGCTTGCGAAAAGTTCCGTCTGGCAACACAATAAAAACCGCTAAAGAACTTAAAAAGTATTCAATTAGGCGCGAGATCCTTAAATCATCTAATACTATAGCCAAAAAGATGAAAGGCATGTCTCCTGAGACATCTTATGCCGATATTATCGAAGCCGCAGATAAAATTTACAATTCAAAAATAAATTTATATGAGATTGGCAATGACATTCCTGTTAACATATATGATGACATGGAAAGTATTATTGAGCATAGAGGCAACAATCCTGTTACTGAGTTCGGTATGTTTGGCCCTCATGACAAAATCAATAGTATATATGGATCTTTATTAAGACCTGGAAATATAACTGTTGTTGTCGCTAGATCTGGAGTTGGTAAAACTCAGTTTTGTATGGATTATTGCACTAAAGTTAGTCTAAAATATAATGTTCCTGTCTTGCATTTTGATAACGGAGAGATGAGCAAAGAGGAGCTTATTATGAGACAGTGCTCTGCTCTCTCAAACATACCCATGCATTTATTAGAGAGTGGTAAGTGGAGACAGGCGGGTAAAACAGTTGTAGATAAAGTTAGATCAGTTTGGGCTAAAGTAAAAGATTTAAAATTTTACTATTATAATGTGGGGGGTATGGACGTAGACTCAATGATAAATACTTTAAAAAGATTTTATTACTCTAAAGTCGGCAGAGGCAATCAGATGATTTTTTCTTTTGATTATATTAAAACAACCTCTGAATCCATGATGAATAAATCTGAGTGGCAAATTGTTGGAGAGATGGTTGATAAATTTAAAAAATGCGTTCAGAAAGAAATTTTGTATGATGGCGAGCCGATTATTCCTATGATTACCTCAGTTCAATCAAATAGGTATGGCATAACGAATAACCGAAATTCAGATACAATAGTAGACGATGAATCAGTTGTTTCATTATCTGACAGGATCACACAGTTCTGTTCTCACATGTTTATATTAAGAAATAAAACTGCTGATGAAATAGAGAGGGAGGGTGCGTCTTTTGGCACACATAAGCTTATAAATGTAAAATCTAGACATTTAGGAAACGATATAGCTGGCGCTATAGAACCTGTTAGAGTTGGAGATACCTTGAGAAAAAATTCAATTAATTTAGATTTTAATAATTTTAATATTACTGAGAGAGGCGATTTGAGAGATATAGCTCGTGTATTAAATGGTGACATTGAGTTAAATACAGATGGACAGCAACAAGAAATACCAGACTTCGATCAGCTCGGATGATTTTCAACAAACCTTAGAGTCTTTAGGTTACAATCTCATAGATTGTGGAGATCACTGGAGAACTCAAGCTTTGTATAGAAATGGCGATAACAAAACAGCTGTAAAAATATATAAAAATACAGGCGTTTGGATGGATTTTGTTCAAAACAAAGGCTCTCAACCCTTTGAGTCACTTGTTAGGGCTACCGCATCATTAAAAAACGAGGATTATAGTTCAATTATTTCAAAAATTAAGTCTGGCACTGTAGAACAATATGTAAAAAAGCAGACTATTGAAATGGAAAAAGTTTACCCTGCAAAATCTCTAGACAAATTATTTCCTAATTATAAATTTTATAATGATAGGAACATATCTGAGGAGACCCAACAGCTTTTTGATGTTGGTTTAGCTGGTGTAGGAAAAATGTATCGAAGAATGGTTTTTCCGATATATAATGAGCATGAACAAATTATAGGATTTTCTGGTAGAAAAGTTGATAATAACAATAATTATCCAAAATGGAAGCATATAGGCAGAAGAAACAACTGGGTTTATCCTGCATTTAATGTAAAAACAGGTGTTAACCAAGCTATAGAACAAAATAAAACAGTAATACTAGTAGAAAGTATAGGAGATGCCCTTGCCCTTTATGAACAAAATATTAAGAACGTGCTTGTCATATTTGGCTTATGCGTTAACAACAATATTATTAATTTTCTTAGCAGTAAGTGTGTCAACAATATCTATATTTGTACTAATAATGATGACCATAGTTCGCAAAATAGAGGACATATTGCAGCTGTTAAAAATTATTTAAAATTATCGAAATACTTCGATTTACAAAATTTAAGTATAAAAATGCCGCCAAAACCTTATAATGATTTTGGTGATGCTAATTTAGACGATTTTGAACTTAAAAATTGGTACTATGATAGCGTAGACCAACCTAAACAATTTCAAAAAATCTTAGAATTTATAGATAAGAACAATTCATGCTTCACTAAGAATGAAATAAAAACTTCGTTAGTGTTAAGCAATGAACATTCCTGAGACACCTTTATCTGCCAGCAGAATTAAAACGGCTGAATCGTGCTCTTGGCTTTACTGGTGTAAATATAAATTAAATTTACCAGATAAAAGTAATGATGGCGCAAAAAGAGGGTCTATTTGCCATTTAATATTTGAGGTTTTAGGATTACCTAAAAGAAAAAAATATTTTAATAAAATTATAAAAACGCAAGATGTTTTTTCTGTCCCATCAATAAAAAAACTAATACTAAAACATGCTGTTAGAGAGGGCGTTTCTGATGAGGAAAACGTGCAGTTAATGAAGGAGATGATATTTAATGGCTTAACTTATGATTTTTTTGGCAAAGATCTAGGTAAACCCACTGAAGATTACTCTGAAAAAGATTTTTTAATCGTAGAAAATAATGGCGATATAAAATATAAAATAAGAGGCTTCATAGACAAACTGTTTTTATATAAAAGAAAAAAATTTGCTATTATAAGAGACTTTAAAACAAGTAAATCAGTTTTTAAAGGCAAAGATTATACTGATAATCTCCAAGATCTAATGTACAGTTTGGCTGTAAAAAAAATGTTTCCTGAGTACTCTACAAGAGTTAGTGAATTTTTGTTTTTAAAGTTCGATTTAGATGAAAATTCTAATAATTCTGGTCTTGTAAAAATGAAACCATTAGATAATGATGAATTACATGGATTTGAGCTACAACTATCTGAAATACAGAGATATTTAGATAATTTTACCATAAAAGATGCCAAAAGCAATTATGCAGCCTATAAAGGTTTTCCAAGTGATGGTTCATTTAGCGGCAAACTTTTATGTGGCTTTGCTACAAAAAAAGGTGAATTAAAAATTGATGGCGATCCAAAATGGCATTGCCCTATGAAGTTTGATTTTTTCTATTACAAAGTGTTTGATGAAAAAGGCGATCTACATTCATCTGTTTTTGAAGAAGATTTTGATGAAAAATCATTACCTGAAAATTTTACATATGAAATAAAATATTATGAGGGTTGTCCTGCTCATTTAACTTGACAGTTGATGATGTGGTCATATATTTTTTACATGACCCCAATTTTTAAGTCAGATTATTCAATAGGTAAAAGTATTCTTACTATAGAAAACATAGTAAAGCTTTACAAAAAAACTAATGAAAAGTTTTTGGTCTTAGTTGAGGACTCTATGACTGGTTTTGTGAAAGCTCATAACTTGACAAAACAAAATGACATACATCTAGTTTTTGGGTTGAGAGTGTCTTGTTGCAACGACGTATCAAAAGAAAATGATAATTCAGATCATAAAGTTATAATTTTAGCAAAAAACGATCAAGGTTGTAAGTTGTTAAATAAAATATACTCTTTTGCTCATATAGGTAACAAAGGTCAAGTTGATTTTAATTATTTAAACACAATATGGGATAATGATAGTTTGGAGTTAGTAATCCCTTTTTACGATTCTTTTATATATCAAAACCAATTGTACTTAAAAAATTGCATACCTAATTTTAATAAAATTAAACCTATTTTTTGGATAGAGAAAAACAACTTGCCATTTGACGATATTATATCTCAAGCTGTTTTTGAGTATTGCAAGGATAAATATGATTCAGAGTTGGTAAAAAGCGTTTTGTATGAAAAAAAAGATGATGCAGAGGCTTTACAGACATATAAAATTATATGTGGCAGGAAATTTGGTAGACCCTCCACATTAAGTTGTCCAAATTTAAATCATTTTGGCAGTAATGAGTTTTGCTTTGAAAGTTTTGAGGAGTACGTAAATGGATGATACATTACTAAGATTTAATAAAAATCAAAAATACATTGTTTTTGATACTGAAACGGAGGGTTTGAATTTAATTACATCAAGACCTTGGCAAATTGCTTGGCTTGTGGTAAAAGGTGATGAAATTCAAGAGAGGCATGATAAATTTATACATTGGCCTAATATAAATGTATCTGAAGGTGCAGCTAAAGTTACAGGTTTTTCAGAAAAAAAATACTATTCTAAGTGCTTAGCGCCAAATCAAGTATGGGATGAATTTTCTAAGTATTTGTATGATGAAGATACTTTGATAGTCGGTCAAAACTTACTTGGATTTGATGTATATATGATTGATGTCTGGCGTAGAGCGATGGGTAGAAAATTAGATCAGAGTTATATAAAAAGAATCATAGATACTAAAGCTTTAGCAACCGCCATAGCTAAAAACATACCATATAATAATGATAAATTTATTAATTGGCAATATAGGCTTCTAAATTATAAGGAGAGAGGTTTAAAAACATCACAGGGTTTCTTGTTAAAGCATTATAACATAAAACACGACCCTAAAAAACTTCATGACGCACTCTATGACATAGAGATGAATTTTAAAATATTTAAAAAACAACTTTTTGATTTAGAGATATGAAACTTTCAAGTTACAAGCCATATGA